CTTCGCGGCCTGCAGGGGTTTCGTTCTTTTCTGGCATAAAAAAAGAATTTATATTGTTGTATATTCTATGCCTATGAAACCGTATAAAGACATCAAATGCGGTACCTATTCTGGATATCAGCGTCACTACAGGCTTAAAGAATCTGCTTGCACAGAATGTAAAGCAGCAGCTTCTAAATATTCGCTTGTTTACTACCACAAAAACAAAGACAAAATAAAGAAAAACCCCGCTAGAAAAGCCAGAAGGATTCGTCAAAAGGTTAGACGAAAGGCTTTGCTACGGGGTAATAAGTTTGATATTTACACAATGGAACAAGTGCTGGATCTGTATGGAATTACTTGCTATCTTTGTGATAAAGCAATAGATATGGATTCGCCACGTAATTGCATTGGAAACAGGTGGGAATTTGGTTTGCATATTGACCACCTAATTCCAATATCTAAAGGCGGTGCTGATACGTTAGAAAACGTGAGGCCAACACACGCTTTATGCAATATAAATAAAGGCGCCAGAAATGCAGAGAAGCCCCCCACCCAGGATTTCTCCTGAGCAGGGGGCCATTGCCTCGCGCTTATGGGCTAATTACTTAGCGCCACGTCCAAACTCTGTGTTCTTTGGGTCTAGTGCCTTGAGCAGTGGACCTGCAATAGCAGCGATACCTGCTGTTGCTAGAGCCTTTGGATCTGTAACTCCTGCAAGGTATAGCGCAATTACTGACGCTACTCCTGCACGAAGATATGTTGCGAGCATTGATTTTACTTTTGGATTGATTTTCATTTGTTCTCCTTCTTCTTAGGTAAAGGCTTAACTGCTGCCTTCACTTTATTGATGGCCTTTGGATGGGGCATCCAAGGGAACCAAGGAGAAGTATCGTTACCGCACTCTTCCTTGATCGAAATATGTAGGTGCTTATCGTGTGGGTTGGAACCGGTGTACTTGCGTTCACCCTTTTCCTTTGACCAGATCTTGCCTTTGAATATCAGGTACTTCACACGTGGATCTTTCTGTAACTCTAGGTAGATAACAGCACAGCCAACACCGTGTCCTGGATCAGTAGTTAGATCTACTGCAAAGCCTGAGTTGTGATCTGAGTTAGGGTTCTGATGGACGTGTGCTGGGCTAGGTAGTAATCCATCTGATGCCTTGTTGCGCTTAGGCCATAGGGCCGTAGCCTGACGCAGTACTGCTATAGCAGCAGGTGTGGCCTTTTTTGCTAATGGAATCATTACTTCTCCGCTATCAGTTTGTATAGATCATCAATACGATCTTCTAGTCTCTTAACAGAATCCTTTAACGAGCTACCACCATTGGGTTTAAGTTCATTGAGATAGTGTTTAACTAACCAGTTAACTGCAGCCACAAAACCACCAATGATGGTTACTACTGCTACCGCTACTGTTGCATAGTCTTGTGCTTGCATTAGACCGTCCTGATCGTGATGAGGAGTGTTCCGCCGAAACCAGAGAATCTCTTATCCTCTGGGGTTTTGTTGATGAAGTCCATCTCTTCGATGATGCCAAGGTATTCTTCATTAGTTCTAAAGTCCTGAATACGGATGGTGTCACCAACATTTTCAATAGCTTCTAGTTGAGACAATCGTGAGTAAGCAGATCCTTCATAGCCCACTTCGTTGCTGAACTTATCGCTCTCGTGGTCATAGCAGAATACTGGGTACTGGATCAGGCGCTGACGTGGAACTGCTGGCAATGACTTCAACTGATAGCCAGTAAATAGCGGTCCCTTAGTAGAGTCGGTTGCTGATCGAGTAAAGGTAAACTTAAATCCTAGATACTCTTGTGCAGTAGTTGGGTAGTTTACGTTGATCTCAGGAACTACTGTTCCTTGTGCAAAGGTACCAATGTTATACTCGGTATCTATTGAGTCAACAGAACTGATAGCGATACCACCATTAGTCGTATTGATACGAGCTTGTAGTAGTTTATAGATCTTGGTCTCAAGTGTGTTGTAACGGATATAACCGGTACGTAAGTATCCACTTGCTACAAGGGTGCTTTCAGATTCAATCCATATTCCATCACCTGGTACACCGAAAACAACTCTGTCGGTAGATCCAAGGAAGAAAGCAGATACTGTGTTAGCAGTCTCACCGCTTCCATAAACATCCCAAGCGTAGTCAAAGACAATGCTGTTAGGAACTACTGGCTGTGATAAATCAATACGGATCAGACCTGACTCAGTACCTTGTAGGGTTGTTACATAAGCAAAACTATCCTTGAAGGTTACGCTCTTGCACTCTGTATTCATTAGCAATGGTCCGTAGCTGACGTCACCATCGGCAGATACGACTGCAATTCTTACACCCTTACTGGTGCAAAGAACTCCAAAGGTACCAAGGTATACATCGAAGGCATTGAGTATCTCACCTTCTGGTAGATCAACTACAACAGTAGGTGTCTCTAGCGTTGGGAAACCTAGAGAGTTAGGAGTAGCAGTATCTAGTGTAATCTTGTATAGAGACGATTGAGATCCAGCATAGCCACCAACATAGAAAGCAGCAGGTCCCTCAGATATGGTTGTCCATATCCAAGATGGGTTTGGGTGTGTATAGAGTTCAGTAGGTAGAGAGTTACCACCTGGAGTGGTTGCCTTGTTAGATTCTAGTTCATATAGATCTCTATCAACTGCAGCGAGTAAACGTTGCTTTGCATAGCGCAGTACTACTGTAGTTACTGGACCAACAAGATCGTACAAATGACCATCAGATGTGGTACCAAAGATATTACCTCTATGGATACGAGCATTATCTGCTGCAAAGTACCGACTACCATCAGAGGTTAAAGAAATAAAATCAAGTGTATGTGGAGAAGTTACCAAGGTGTAGGTAGTAACAGTAGGTGTATCACCACTCATAGTCAGTTTCTTTAGATCAGGTCCTTCAGTAAAGACAACTGCATCTACGTTGTTAGTGGTATCTCTAGCACCAAACAAGGATAGGTTGGTTGCTGTTGCAACCTCAGCTCTGACTGTGCTGTTAAGTAGAGTTGCTTGTCCTCTAGTCCAGACATCTAAACCCTTAGATTCTGTATACTGAAAGCGTAGCGACTCTTCTTGGATAGGCTCAAAATACTTAATACCTGCTCCGAAGTGGAACGAGGATTGAGATCTGACCCACCAACCGGTGAGTGTCTGCTCACCAGGCTCTCGCGTTTGGTCAATCTGTTGCTTACGATACTGCGCTGTTACTCGACGATAAGGTTGCATCTCAGAAGCTGCAATAAAGAACGGCAGTCCAGAAAAGGCTACATCGTAGAATGTTCCAGTCTGGGTATAGTTAGTAGTTCCAGCAGGGTTGGAGAGTACATAGGGTATTCCCTCGGTGATGTCAGAGCCGTATGGCACGTTTACTCCTTAGTTGTTTGTTATTGCTGCGATCTCTTCACTTGAAAGTCCAAGTGCTACTAACTTTGCTTGGGCGCTAGCCTTTGCTGATGCTTGTGCTTCACGTGCAGCATCTTCTTCTGCCTTACGTACTGCTGCTTCTTCTGCTTGCACTGCAAGTTCTGCTACTTCTGCATCAGTAAGTTCAATTTCAAGAACTTCACCAGTAGTACAGTTTACTTCGATTCGTGTTGGATTAGGCATTTGATACTCCATATAGGTAGGCGGTTGTGTATTGGACAAAGTTGCCACCACCTGAACGTGTAAAGCCAAGTGATGTTATTGCAGCAGTTTGCGCCCACAAAAGAGATGAAAAACCAGTGTAACTAGCTGCTGCATTATTTTCTGTAGTGTAATCAATACTTATACTTTTCTGATTTCCAGAAGCATAATTTGGGAAATATAGTTCATTGCTACTAAAGGTAGAAGATGTGTAATCTGTTCCTTGAATAATTCCTGCCACTATTGCTGTGCCACTTCTCGGAGTTCCTGCTCCACTATCTAAAAAACGTGCAGTTATATTTGTTCCAACACCTTGTCCATTGACGTTTAAGGTAAGCGCTTCAACGGAACCTTGGTCAGACCTGACAGACAATTTCAAACACAGATCCGTATAGGTTGCAGGAATTGAAGTAAAGGTAATGTCTGCCGCACCACCGCTTCCCACGGTAACGGCAGAGATTAGATTGAATGTGTTCGCCATTAGGCCGCCTTTATTCCGTAGAGAGTGAATGTACATCCCGTAGCAAATGTTTGACCAGCAAAAGTATACATCTTAATAGTATTAATAGCAGAAGTAGATCGCCATAAACCTACAGTAGATGAGACAGTACCCGTAGCGCCACCATCGGTGAGTGGTGTATTGGATCTCATTATAGTAGTTTTGTAAGTTGTAGTGTTAGAGTAATTCTGAAAGTTTACAATAAGATTATTTTGATTAGTATTCATTGGTTCAGCCGTAAATATATTTGACGAATTAGAGGCTCTGTTAGATGAGGCAGAAGTACCGTTTCCTTTTAAGGCAGTATTAGAGTAATTAGATCCTGTATCAACCGATCCGTTACCTACTTGAAATTGTACATAATCTGCTGAGGTCATTGTTCCGGCAAATACTAAAACTAAATCAGTATAGGCTTGTGATATTGAGGTAAAAGTATAAGATGCTGCCGCACTTGGTACAGTATACGTTGCTATCTTTTCATAAGTTGATGGCATTATTACCCCTTAATTCCATAGAGTGCAAAAGATGAGTATTGGTCAAATGTTCCATTAGAAAATGCAATACTTGTTATTGCCGATGTTGAACGCCAGTTTCCAGACCATAAAGCAATTTCTCCGCTACCATTTCTATCTTGTCCACTAAGTTCTCTGGTGGTTTTGTATTTAGATGTATTAGAGTAGTCCAAAATATCAATAACAAATCCATTGTACATACTGGCATTTGTAGAAATAATACTATTATAGATAAATGCTTGAGTTGCACCTGCTCCTGCTACGGCGGTACTTCCATCACCATAAATATAATGCCAAGAGTAGTTGCTACTTGTATCACCGTTGAACTGCATTTTAGGGTTGAAGTTTGTTCCACTTGCTTTTGCAATAGCCCTAATCTGCAAATGCTTATAGGTTGCAGGGATTGAACTGAAAGAAATAGTAGTTGAACCGCCTGAGCCAACTGTTACTGTAGAGATAGACTCATAAGAGTTAGTTGCACCTATAACAGAAGTGAATCCATAAGCCCTAGCAGATAACCCACCTGTTGCTCCTAGTATCGGACTCATAGATTATGCAAACTTCGTTTGGCTAGCAAAGACTGTGTAGGTTGGTGTTGCTGCTGTCTTAACTACTGTATAGACATAAGCATCAACAGATGATGCGTTACCTGCAGTTGGAGCAGTTCCACCTTGCCACTTTGGAGTAACAGATGAACCGTCAACTTGCACTGCGCTGTTGTAATAAGCAGTTGCACCCTGTGTAACTAGGTGCGTAACAGTTATAGCATCACCCACAGCAAGCAGTGAACTAAGAGTAGTGCTTGAATTGCCACGAATATTGAGTGTCCAGTTAGCAGAGGCGTTAGTTGTGTAGTAAAGAACTCCTTGAGTAACTGCATCAAAGTTAACAGTTCCAGTTGCTGCAGTAGCAGATACTGTAGTGCGCTCTTCTGGGCTTAATAAGATTTTGTTGCTAAGCGTATCTGTAGTTGCCTTGCCTACCAAGGTATCGGTAGCAGCAGGTAGCGTAAGCGTTGTAGTACCAGCTACTGCAGTTGCCTGCACTGTAGTAGTTCCAGATGTAGATCCAGTAAATGCAAAGGATGATACAGGTGAGGCGCTATTGCGGAATAAGATCAAGTCTTCTGAGGTAAGCACGTGCTTAACAGATGCACCGGCATTGTGAGTAATACCAGATACTCCAGCAGTTCCTGTGCCTGCTTGACCTCGACTGATTGTAAAAGTATCACCAGATACACCAGTGACATAAACAATTTCCTCATTAACAGTATCGTGATCTATTGCAACGGTAAAGATATCTACGTTGCCAGGATCAAGGGTTACGCCACCAAGCAAGGCTGTAGCAGCAGCAACTGATGGAACTGTCATAGTAGTAGCGGTAGTATTGATACCACTATTAAGCGTTGTCTCAACGCTAATG